CACACTTCCAACCACAGCAATGGATGATGGTGCAGTTACCATCACCCAAAATGCTTACTATGGAACGTATGTTGACCTAGAAGGTGCAGTTCGCAATGAACTGGAACTAATTACACGATACCGTGAAATGGCAAACCATCCAGAATTGGAGATGGCCATTGACGATATTGTTAACGAAGCAATTACACACGATGTAACTGGTCGTACTGTTGATATTGTTTTAGATAAACTAAAGCAACCAGAAAATATTAAGAAAAAAATCATTGAAGAATTTGATAACATTTTAAGGTTGTTGAACTTCAATAACCTGTCTGATGACTTGTTCAAACGCTGGTATATTGACGGCAGAATTTATTACCATGTGGTAGTAAATGAAAAGAATCCTAAACAAGGCATTCAAGAGTTGAGATATATTGACCCACGAAAGATTCGTAAGGTCAGAGAAATCAAAAAAGACCGTGACCCAAAAACAGGCACGGCTATTATCAAATCTATTGCCGAATACTATGTGTACAATGACCGTGGTACTTCTACACAGCAGTACAGCGCACAAGTATCACAAGGCGTCCGCATTGCGCCTGAGTCGATCCTGCATGTAACCTCAGGGCTTATGGATGCAAAGAACACCTTTGTTATCTCATATCTACACAAGGCAATTAAACCACTTAATCAGTTGCGTATGATTGAAGATGCGGTAGTTATCTATCGTATATCAAGGGCACCTGAACGCCGTATTTTCTACATTGACGTTGGTAACTTACCAAAAGGTAAGGCTGAACAATACTTGCGTGATGTTATGGTCAAGTATCGCAACAAGATGGTTTATGATGCACAGACTGGCGAGTTGCGTGATGACCGCAAACACATGTCTATGCTAGAAGACTTCTGGTTGCCACGCCGTGAAGGTGGTAAAGGTACAGAAATCACCACACTTCCTGCTGGCCAAAACCTTGGTGAGTTGGAAGACGTTAAATATTTTAGACAGAAACTTCTCCAATCATTGAATGTGCCTATCAGCCGTTTGGAACCACAACAAGGTGGTATGATTGGTATGGGTCGTACTACTGAAGTGACCCGTGATGAAGTTAAGTTTACAAAGTTTATTATTAGACTTCGTAATAAGTTTTCTCAGATTTTTGACCATGCATTAGGAACACAACTGGTACTTAAAGGTATCTGTTCTTCAGAAGAATGGGATGAATTTAGAGAAGTAATCTATTATGATTATAAGAAAGATAATAACTTTACAGAGATGCGTGATGCAGAATTGCTAACCGCACGACTACAATTATTGCAAACTGTTGACCCATATATTGGCCGCTATTACTCTGCCGCATGGGTAAGTAAAAACATTCTTCAAATGTCTGATGAGACTATGGATGAAATGAAGAAACAGATTGCACAAGAAGACAAAGATGGTACTGGTGGTCCAACAATGCCAACTGGTGGCCAAGAACCGCCTGCATCAGCTGATGAATATCCACCAGTGGATAATACAGTTGACGACAATGCCGCAGAATCTAAAACTCCAGCTTTAGATGCTGAGACGGATAAATTTTCATCTAAACTAAATAGAAAATAATGGAGAATAATATGGATGTACAAGACTTTATTAATAGCGTTGCTACAGGTAACGCCGCAGAAGCAAAAGATACTTTGAACGATTTACTATCTGCTCGTGCTTTTGAAGCACTTGAAGCAAAGAAGATTGAGATTGCTCAGAACCTTTTTAATGGCAAACAAGAAGCTGAAGAAGAAGGCGATACAGAAGCTGCATGAAATCTCTTTTAGATTTTAAATCTATCGTTGAAGAAGAAAAGTCAGACTATTCTAAGTTTGATACTTTGGTACGTGCTGGTCTGGCCAATAAGGCACAGATGCAACGCATTCACAAAATCTTAGATAAGATGGGTGAAGAAAGACCAAACTTCAACAATGCTGATAAGGCAATTATTCAGAACCTTTTCAACAAGATGGTAGATTTAATCTCTAATAACAAACAGATTAATCAGCAGGCTCGCCGAGCAATTAAAGAAGAAGTCATTGAGTTGGATGAGGTGGTTGATACACCTAAAGACCCACCAAATACTCTTGTTTTAAGGCGCAAATCTATTCGTATGTTTCCAGATAATACCAGAATTGCTCTGTATTATAACAATACATTAGATAAATATTTTTCGATACCTTATGGTCCAAAAATAGATTCGCCAGTTCAAGCTGAAGAAGTACAGATACAAGAAGCAGTAATAGATACTTTACACAAGATTGTGAAGTCCAAACAACATGAACCGGTACAGTTTGCTGACGGTACTAAATTAAAAGTTGACCACTATACTGCTTCTGCCATCACTAAAGTACATGGTGCTTTGAATGATGACAACAAAAAGAAGTATGCTGACATGGTTCACAAGTCAAAAGACCATTTCAAACGTGCTTCAGACTTTGCATTTAGGCACGTAAAATGAGCGTGTTGGATTCCGTTATACATAGAAAGTTGAGCGAAGCAAAAGAGTTAATCTATGCTCGTTTGAATGAACTTGTTGCAGAAAGACTTTCTGAGGCTAAACGATATGTTGCAGCCGATATGTTTGAAGAAGTTGTTCTGGATGAAGCAAGTTCAAACATTGTTAAGATGGGAAGAATTCAAAAGATTCGCCGCCGTATTAGAAGAAATAAAAAAGGCAGAATCATTGTTCAGAGAAATGTTAGACGCTCTAGTATTAAAGGTTATAGGATATCAGGCAATAGTGTTAAACGTATTACTGCCACTGCTCGTATTCATAAAGCAAGAATGTTAAAGCGTTCATGGAAGACAACAAGAAAATCTAAATTGCGCCGCTCATTACTAAAAAGAAAAATGTCAATGCGTAGACGCTCATCAATGGGAATAAGATAACATGGCACTAGAAATTACTAACTCACTAAGAGGCCCATCTATTATTAGATGTGTCGAACCAGGCACATACACGATTTCTTTAAACGATTTGAGAAAAAATACTGCTATTGAAACAGTAACATCTGCCGATATTAAACGTGCGACTTGGTCCACAAACGGCGCTATCTCAATTGTAAGAAATGCTGTTACAGTATTGTCTTTACAAGGTTCAGGTGAAATGAGATTTGATGAATTTGGCCACTCTATTGCAAACAATAACACTCAAAGTATTGTTGTTACTATTGCAACTGGTGGTTCATTGATTATGGAATTAAGTAAACAAGCTACATTTTCTGTAGATGTTAATACTGGAGTATAACCAATGAAACTAATTACCGAAACAATTGAGAGTGTTAAGTATCTAGCAGAAGCTTCTGAGAGTGGTAAGAAGCACTTGTACATCGAAGGCACATTCTTAGTTGGCGATAAAGTTAACAAGAACAACCGCATGTATAAAATGGGTACGTTGAGAGAAGAAGTTAGACGTTACTCAGATGAATACATCAAAACAAATCGTGCTCTAGGAGAACTAGGGCATCCAGATACACCGTCTATTAACTTAGAACGGGTATCGCACAAGATTGTTTCCCTCGTTGAAGACGGAAACACATTTTATGGTAAAGCTTTAATTCTCGAAACGCCTTATGGCCAAATCGTGAAGAACTTTATTGAAAATGATATTCAAGTAGGTGTGTCGTCAAGAGCCATGGGTTCTGTCATTCAAACAAGAGAAGGATATAACCTGGTTCAAGACGACCTAAAACTTGCAACAGCGGCTGACATTGTTGCCGATCCATCTGCACCAGGCGCATTCGTCAATGGTATCATGGAAAACAAAGAATGGATGTTTGTTGAGGGACGCTTCGTTGAAGTAGACTTTGATAACGCCAAGAGACAAATCAAGTCAGCTTCTTCTAAACAATTAGAGGAAGTTGCGCTTAAATTGTTCGAAAATTACCTACGAAAACTTTAATTTTATAAATAAGAAATCAAAAGGAGATTCCTAATGGCAAATAGTAAACTAATGGAAGCCGCAGCAGACATTCTGGCAGGAAGCAAGAAGTCAGCTGGAGGTATGCCACCACAAAAACTGCCTGGCGCTGAGGCTCAAGACCTCGGTGGACCAACACCAGAAAATGGTAAACCAGATGACGATTCGCAAAAAATCCATGCTGGTAAAGGTGCTACACAAATGGCTGCACCAACAACCAAGCCCTCAGCTGCTTCTTCTAAAATGGAAGAAACAGAGCTTGAAAATTATTCTTTAGAAGAACTAGAAGAATTTATGGTCTCTGAAGAATTCGAACAACTTGATGAATTGTCAAAATCAACTCTTGGTTCTTATGTAAATAAAGCCAGTAAAGATGCAGTTAAAAGTTCTAGTGCTTCAACAAATTGGGCTCGCACAAGCGACAGAGCAAGAAATCCAACGTCTAACTGGTATTGGTAAAGCAGTTAAAAAAATAACTGAAATGCATGGTGATGAAGCCGAAAACAAAGCAATGATGAAGAAAAAAATGAAAGAGGATGTTGACGCTCTTTTTTCAGATGACGATACCATTTCAGAAGAATTCAAAGGTAAAGTTTCTACAATTTTTGAAGCTCGTGTTAATGACCGTGTTCTTCAAATTGAGGAAGAAATTGAAAACCAATATGCAGGTATGCTTGAAGAAGCTATCGACACTATCAAAACTGACCTAACAGAAAAGGTCGATGACTATCTATCTTATGTTGTTGAACAATGGTTGGCAGAAAACCAAATCGCAGTTGAATCCGGTCTACGTGCTGAGTTGACTGAAGACTTCATTGGTGGTTTGAAGAACTTGTTCACAGAAAGCTGAAAAAGTAAAATCGCTTGCAGAGAGCGTTGATTATTCCACAGAGGAAGAATACAAAGAGAAGCTTGAGACAATCCGTGAAAACTATTTCCCATCACATGCTAAAAAGGCAGATGTGAAAGACTTACATGAACAAGTGGAAGACGGCAGTGAAAAACCACAAACATCTGCTGACCCATATGTTGCATCAGTAATGCAAGCAATTTCCAAAACTAAACTTTAATTAAACAAATCCACAAGGAGAAATTTATGTATTTGTCAGAATCACTACAAAAGAAATGGGAAGGCGTACTGGACCATCCAGACCTTCCATCAATTAAAGACCCGTACCGTAAAGCGGTTACTGCTGTCGTGCTTGAGAACCAAGCAGTCGAGATGCAGAAATCTGCTGGTATGTTGTATGAAACAGGCGCACCAACGAACTCTATGGGTTCTACAAACGGTGGTTTCCAAGGCGGTTCAGCTGCTGCAGGTCCTGTTGCCGGTTTCGACCCAATCCTAATCAGCTTGGTTCGCCGTTCTTTACCTAACCTTATTGCTTATGATATCTGCGGCGTTCAGCCAATGACTGGACCTACAGGTCTTATCTTCGCAATGCGTACTAAGTATGCAGGTCAATCTGGTGCAGAAGCTTTCTACAACGAAGCAAACACTGGCTTCTCTGGTTTGGGTACCTCTGGTAACAACGCATTCGCAGAAGGCTCATTGCCAACTGAAGTGTTTACAAACAACGCTGCAGCTGTTGGTGCAATGACTACAGCTCGTGCTGAAGCATTGGGTGATGGCGCTGCTGCTAACGCATTCCAAGAAATGGCATTCTCTATTGAGAAAGTTACTGTTACTGCAAAGACACGTGCTTTGAAGGCAGAATACTCAATGGAACTTGCACAAGACTTGAAAGCAGTTCATGGTTTGGATGCAGAAACAGAATTGGCAAACATCTTGTCTTCTGAAATTCTTGCTGAAATTAACCGTGAAGTTGTTCGTACAGTTTATGCATCTGCTAAAATCGGTGCACAAGTTGGTACAACTACTGCTGGTGTATTCAACCTTGACACAGACTCTAACGGTCGTTGGATGGTTGAAAAAGTTAAAGGTTTGGCATTCCAAATCGAACGTGAAGCTAATACTATTGCCAAGACTACTCGTAGAGGCAAAGGTAACATTATGATTTGTTCATCTGATGTTGCTTCTGCTTTGGCAATGGCTGGCATCCTTGACTATCAATCAGCTTTGCAAGGTCAAGTTAACCTAACAGTTGACGATACAGGCAATACATTTGCTGGTACTATCTTCGGTCGTATCAAGGTCTATATTGACCCATACTTCCCTGCTAACTTCTCCAGCGAATTTGCTGTTGTTGGTTACAAAGGTACTAACGCATATGATGCTGGTCTGTTCTACTGCCCATACGTACCGTTGCAAATGGTTCGTGCAGTTGATACTGGTACATTCCAACCAAAAATTGGTTTCAAGACTCGCTACGGCTTGGTTGCAAACCCATTTGCAGAAGGTACTAACCAAGGTTTGGGCGCATTGAACGCACAAGCTAACAACTACTATGCTTTATAAATACCAATATGACAGCACTAACAAGAAACCCAACCAATCCCAATTTCTTACAACCGAATAAGTTTATATTGACGTTTGGAAGAACGCCAAATGTAACCTATTTCTGTCAGTCTTTGAGTGTACCAGGTATCTCATTGGGTGAGGTACCAGTTAATAACCCGTTCTTGGATGTTTATTCTCCTGGCGAGAAAGCCATCTATGACTTGTTGAATGTGACCTTTATGGTTGATGAAGAATTGAAATCATGGTTGGAGATACATGATTGGATTCGTGCGATGACTTTCCCTACAGACTTTGCGGAATATAGAGAACTACCTAGGCTGAATAAATTTATGAGTTCTAGGCAAGATAATAAACCTCAATACTCTGATGCCTCTTTGGTATTGTTATCATCATCAAATAGTCCTTATTACCGATTTCTTTTCCATGATGTTTTCCCAACATCATTGTCTACCTTTATTATGAATACCCAAGATGACCCAAGTACCATCATTACTGCCGATGCTACATTCAGGTATACTTACTACGATGTAGAAAAACTTTTCTGATACCGCTTGACAGAAGGTTACTATTAGTGTAACCTTCCGATTAAAGGACTTTTATTATGCAACAACTGAATGAACTATTAGAAATGTGGCGGCAAGATGCCGATATTGACCGCACAGAACCCGGCAAAGCTTTGCTGGATATTCCCAAACTACACAGTAAGTATCTCAACATACTTTCAAAGCACCGTTTGTTAGCCAAAGAATCTCAATTCAAATACAACAAGATGAAAAAGTTGAAATGGGAATACTACACAGGTAAGTTAGACGATGATGATTTGGCTAAGTATGGATGGAAACCATTTCCATTTGTGCTTAAAACCGACATTACTACATATATGGATAGCGATGAAGATATGAACAAACATCTTGCTCACAAAGCCATGCATGATGAAGTTGTTGATGTGTGTACCGCTATACTTAAAGAGTTGAACAGTAGAACATTTCAGCTCCGTGACTTTATAGCATGGGAAAGATTCATACAAGGTGTCGGATAATATAATATTACATAAGAAGGATGAAGCATTCATCCGATTTGAGTGTGACAGAAACATAGCACAAGAGCTATCAGACTACTTCACATTCTATGTTCCAGGTTACCAGTTTGTACCTGCGTATAAGAACCGCCTATGGGATGGCAAGATACGACTGGCAGACCTGAGAACATTTTCGATATATCATGGGTTGATTCCTTACATCCAAAAGTTCTGTGAAGAACGGGACTATAAGTTACACATTGACCCTCATATCACAACAACAGAAAACTTCTCTGCAAAAGAGGCTGATGAATTTGCCAAGTCTCTAAAATTGCCACATGAAGTTCGTGATTATCAATTAAAATCTTTCATACAGGCAATCCGTAATAGACGGATTCTTTTATTGTCGCCTACTGCATCAGGCAAATCCCTCATACTCTACTTAATTGTACGCTTTCTACAGAAAGAACACAAGAGGGGTCTGCTAATTGTGCCAACTACATCGTTGGTTGAACAGATGTATTCCGATTTTGAATCTTATGGTTATGATTCAGATGAGCACTGCCATAGACAATACTCTGGTAAAGAGAAACACACTAGAAAGTTTTTGACTATCACCACATGGCAGTCAATCTATAAAAATGAAAAAGAATGGTTCGAACAATTTGATTTTGTTCTTGGTGATGAGGCACACCAATTTAAAGCCAAGTCTTTAACTACCATTCTATCTGGCTGCACCAATGCTAGATATAGAATTGGTACAACTGGTACACTAGATGGTACACAGACACATCGTTTAGTATTAGAAGGACTGTTTGGTCCAGTTTATAAAGCCACATCTACTGCCGAGTTGATTGATAAAGGCCAACTGGCAAGTTTTAAGATTAAGTGCCTGATACTTAAATATCCAGACCCTATCTGTAAAGAGGCTAGGTCTTGGGACTATAACAATGAAATGGATTACATTGTAGGTAACAAGGCTCGTAATGAATTCATACGCAATCTAACCTTGTCCTTGACTGGCAACTCACTTGTTTTATTTCAGTTCGTAGAGAAACACGGTAAACAACTGTATGAGATTATCAAAGAAGATGCAGGTAAAAGAAAAGTATTCTTTGTATTTGGTGGCACCGATGTTGAGGTGAGAGAATCGGTTCGTGCGATTACTGAAAGAGAAAACGATGCCATTATTGTTGCATCATACGGAACATTCAGTACAGGTGTCAATATTCGCAACCTACATAATATTATATTTGCTTCTCCTTCAAAGTCCAGAGTTAGGAATCTACAGTCAATTGGCCGTGGTCTCCGACTAGGAGAAAATAAAGAAGAGGCAACTTTATTTGATATAGCCGATGACTTTAGAATTGGCAAGTTTGCCAATTATACCTTGAAACATTTTGTTGAACGTGTTAAAATATATGATGAAGAAAAATTCAATTACAAATTCTACAATATCGAGCTTAAAAATGCCTGAATTAGAACCAAACATCCGAATTGTCCGCTTGCAAAGTGGTGAGGACATTATCGCAGATTGTATTCCTAGTTTAGATGAAGAAACCGTGGAATTAAAAAGACCCATGCATATCATATTCAAAAGAATCCAAACTGGAAGAAGTATTATGATGATGATGCCTTGGTTGCCTGTTGAATTGATTAAAGAAAATACAGCTCACATCTATGGTGCAGACATTCTAACCTACATAGAACCCAAAGATGATTTGATTGAGTATTATAACAATGCCGTTAATGATGAAGATTTAGAAACTGCTTCTGCCAGTTCTATCAGACCTCAATTGTTTGATGAAGATGAAGAACCAACTGATGATGAATTAGATGAAGAAGAATTGCAAGAGTTAATGGAAGAACGAAAGAATAATAGGGTACATTGATATGTTATATGATGATGTAGTAGTTGCTAAACCATGGGGCAAAGAATACCTTTGCTACCGAAATAAGAATGTTGCTATTTGGTTTCTCCATATTGAGAAAGACCAACAGAC